ATATTTGTCCTATTTCTTTCATTACTGCTACGGTTGATTTGTCTATGTTTTTTGCTTTAGGCATCTTCTCTGCGTTGTAAGGTTTGTTTAAAACCTCAGACGCTTCTATAGCCTTTTCTACAGCCTTGCGTGATGTGCCTTCAGGTTGAATGCCCTGAGCACGTGCATCTTTGTAGAAACTTAATTCACTGTCCCATTTCTTTTGAGTTGTCCCACTGGCAACAATGTTGCCAGATGCGTCTCCAGTTGCCATCTGCAAAGTAGTAACCTTGCAACCAAAACAACCTTCAACAAACTCTGGATGTTTTTGTATTTGATGTAGATTCATACGACCCTTACGTTTGTCCCAAACCCTGCTGCTACTAATTGATTGTAAACATTTACATCAATCTCATATTCATGTCCGCCAAGGTAATACATGTCGGCTGCTTTTAAAACATCTTCAGTTGGAAATACTGTAGTAGTCCATACTCCAAGGTTGCGTATTAAAGTTAAACCACGGGTTAACTTGTAGCGGATAAACAAACGCCCACCACCTGCTGGTCCATACTCTTCAGTAGGAGTTGTTAGGTAATACTTAGTCATTGTTATCCTTTACTTAAGAGGCTGCAATGCAGGAGATTCAAGCCTCCTGCACTGCCGTCAATTAACTATTAGTAGTTGATTGAAGAAGATGTCTCTACACGGTAGAGAGCCTCTTCACGGTAACGAGCGAAGCCAAGTACGCCGTACCATCCAAGTGGACGGTGACGCATCAACTTGTCAACAACAGGTCCGATAACCACGTGTGGTTCTTCGGCTGTTGCTTCTGCAAGTGCTTGCTGTCCTGCGAAGTATGTATTGAATACACGTGTCTCGTGTGTGAATGTAACTGACGCACCTGATGTAACCTGAGTTACGATAGGTAGGTTGATTGTTACGTTCAGACCTGAGATAGAAACAACCTGTGCACCTGTTGGAACGTTAGTTCCAGCAACAACGTCAGATACCAAGATACCTGAAGATGAAGTAACAGCAAGAACGTATGTTGCTACGTTACCTGAAGCAGTAGTTGTTGTTGTTGATGTTGACTTAGCAGCACCAACTGCATCGTTGTATAGACGTGGTGATTCAACATAGAATGCACCTTCGTATGTACCAATTTCTCCAGCCCAAATGGAATCATTTGACTGGTATTCGTGTGGCTGACGCCATGAGCCAACGCCTGTTTCAGCGCGTAGGTCGTGTGCTACTTCTGGGTGGATACCAGCCCAGTAGAGTGAACCCTTGCGTGGAATAGCCTTGTTGGCACGCAACTTAGCAGTTGTCTTACGAGCAATTGCTGAAGTGAATGTATCAGAAGATGTTAGTGTTGCTGTTGAAGTACGTGTTCCACCGTAGAAGACGTTATCTCCACCGCGTAGTACTTCTTGTGCAACATCATCAATTGAGTCTGCCATGTTGAACGCAATAATGTTAGCAACGGCTGGGTCTACATCAGCAAGGCTGAAGAGTTCCAAAGCACGTGTAACAAGTACTGCGTTACCATACTCTGCAAGAGTAATGGTTGTGTATGTAGGTGTAGCAAGTGCTACAGCATCTGGGTCAGTTGTTTCTGTAAGAGTTGAAGTAACCTTTGTAAGGTCAACGTAACGCTGCAAAACAACAGATGAACCAGGGATGCTTTGACGCGCAGGAGTCTTGTCGGCTACTGAGCGAATAAGTGGTTGTGCACGGAGTGCGAACTCGATAAGACGGTCATACGCCTTTTGTACGAGACCAGCACCACCAACTGTACCGCCGAGAGACGACGAACCTGTGGTTGTATATGCATTAGCCATGTTTATTGCACCTCCTTATGAGGGTTTGGTTTCGGTTGTTGTTAGTTAAAGTCGCCCGACTGAATCATTGCAATAATTTCCTCTGCGCTAGCAGCGTTGTTAAGTTTTAGCAATGTATCTTCAGCACGGTCAGGCGTGATAGCGCCTTGTGTCACAATGTCCTGCTGACGTAATGCAGCACGGTCCACTGTATTTGAGGCACTTTCCTTTTGCGCTACTTGAAGTCCGAACATATCCGCGTTGTCGTCAATCCAGTTAGAAACTGTATCTTCGTTAACATCTTGGATTTCATTCATAATCAAGCGAGCAGCCTTTGGACTCACGCCTTTTATTTCTAGGACTTTCTTGATGACGGACTCACGTTGTGACTTATTGAATGTATCAAGTTGGTCTGTGAGTTCTTTGATACGCTTTTCATCTGCACGCTTGGCTTTACGCAGTTTCTTTAATAAGTCACTGCCATCCATTGGCTCATTGTTGATGTCTGTATCTTCGTCTTCTTCTTCGTCCCAGTAATTGTTGCTCATAGCAACCGTCCTCCCATGTTTCATTAGTTGAATCGCAGACCGCAGGTCAGGGTCGGGGAACCCTGTCTGGCTTCTACTACCAGTCGTTACGCCGCACGGGGCTGGTCGGTCCGTGTCGGGATTTTATTTAGAAGTCGTCCAGTTTGCTGAACGTAGTTTTATTTACACCAGAGTCAGCACCAAATGCTGCACGCTCAAGTGATTTGAAACGCTTACGCTCTCGCGCAGCCTCTTCATTGTTCTTAAATATTTCTGCTTCACCTTTTGCTTGAGTGTAGTTAGTTCCCCACTCTTTATAGATGTTGCCAAGTTTTTCTGCTGTAGGTAAGAACTCAGCAATTTGTTGATAACCTTGTAATGCAGAAGTACGGTCTACGCCGTACTTAGCAAGCATTTCTGCGTTCTCAACATTAGTTCCTAATCCTTGACCTAATGCAGCAGCACCAATTTCAGCAGCCGTTGCCTTCTCTTTAAGTTTTCCAATTGTGTCGGATGGATTAAGGAAGTAAGCAATCAAATCATTGTTTGATAGGTTAGGATAGAACTGTTGGAATGTTTGTTTAATAGCAGCATCTGCATTAATAACACGGTCAGCAGCGGTAGACACACGGTCTTTAAACTCAACTGGTGACATATCATTACCAATGTAATCAGAGAACTTTGCTTCATTAACTAGACGGTCAGTACTAAGCATGTTACCAAGACCATATGCTCTTAATGTCTCAGCATATGAATCTTCATTTGCAATGTACTCTGCTTCGCCTAATGCATTTAATCCCTTAGCAAGGCGCTTTTCATTACCAGCAAAACGTAGTGTATAAGCAGCGTTCCATGCTTTGCCTGTAGCAGGGTCAATAGTTTTATCATACTTCATTTTGACTAATGCTTCGTTGGCTGTAAGACCTGACTTAAACATACGAGTAAGTGTGTCCGCTAAAGAACCTAATCCATAACCTTCAAGAGTAGTGCGAAGAACATTAAATGCATCTTGACGAGCCTTCTCGTCCTGTGCTTTTTGATATTCTAGTGCTGGGTCTACTACTGGAAGACCGCCACCACTTGCTGGCATTAAATTGGTCAACAAGTTTATTTAATTTATCAAAATCACTTTTAAGTTTATCTAAAGGACTTAAAGTTTTTGCTTTAGGTTTAGTTACAATAGGCTTAGATGGAGCCTTTGTAACAATAGGTGCTGTGCCTCTAACAGCACCAGGACCAGATAGGTAAATAGGAGTCTTTGTTGTTTTGCCAGGAGGCATAGTTATCCACCAAATCCAAACGCTCTAAGAATTGTTTGTGTAAAGTCAGCACCCATATTGCGTGCTTCTGGGGTTAAACCCCACTCTTCTTCACCTTGCATTTCTCTGTCATAATCAGAAATTGATTTGCCAGCCAATGCGGCTGCCATTACTTTTTTATCTTGTGTTGAATTAGGAATAACAACACCAAGTTTCTTTTGACGAGCATATGCATACACATCAGTAATGTCTTTTACAGTTCCACCTGCTGCAATGTGGTCTTTAAATGTAGGGTATAACTGCATAGCATTAAGACGCAAACGTTCCTTTTGCTTAGTAATATAATCCTTTGTGCCTAATCCTTCAGCAACATATCCTAATGCGGTTGCTGCATCAAGTGGTATCCCATAGTCAGCGGCTGTTTTTTGCAAATCAGCAATATCAACTGCTGCTTGACTACTTGTTTTAGACTTAAGAATAGACTCAATGTTAGTACCTTTAAGAGCCTTCTTTGCTACTTTAGCAGCAATCAATACGCGGTCAGCATCATCTAAGTTAGAACCTGTTTGAGTTCCATTTGATACAGTAGATACTGCTTTGTTTTCCGCTTGATGTAATGAATCAAAGAACTCATTGTTTTGTTCTGCGGTTCCTGGAGCACCAAGAAGGTTAATCATGTACTCATCAAACATGCGCTTTGCTTCGCCGCGTGTACTGTATGTGCGATATGTTTTAACTGATGAAGGACCTGCTGGTTTCTTTTGCGCTAAGTAATCGCTAATTGAAATAGAATCCTTAGCATCACCGTACTTATCTTCACGTACTACGTGTGCTGTATAGTCTGCAATAAAGTCATCAAGACCTTTAACCCATGAACCATCTGCTAGTTGGCTTTGCTTAATCCAATTGCTAGATAGTAATTGTGTTTTAAGTTGATTAATCTTATCGTCGCTACCATAGTATGACTTAATGAATGCGTCACGTGCTTTAGTAGGTGTATCAAATGGCTGTTGTGTAGTATCTGCTGGTCCACCTGGACGCCTATTAGGTGTAGGAAGAGTAACAATGTACTGACGTACACCGTCTTTGCCTACAACAGAGCCGTCGTTTTGGTATGTATAATTAGGGTAACGGTCTATGCCAGTAACACCTAATACATCGCCGCTTTCACCACCAGTAGGAGTTGCTTCTGGGTTTCTTAAAGCAGCAAGAGAATCTTCTGCTGCTTTAATACGGTCAGCATCTTTTAAATCTTTTGCTACCTTAACCGCAGTTTCAGCATCTTGAATCTTTTTATTTATGCCAGCATTAGTCTTAGCAGTTGTTTCTTGTTCTTTTAAAGTTGTAAGAGATGTCTTTAATTTTGTAATCTCTGCATTTAATTGTGTTTCTTTTGCTTGAAATGCTGGATATGCTTTGTCGTAAGCAGCCTTAGCACGTTGGTATTCAACGCTATCTGTCTTATACTTTTGCATGTTATAAGCAGGCTTACCCTTATTAAAAAGTTTCCCACGCTCAGCATTAAGTTCTTGAATAAGTCTGGCAAGTTGACTTTCCGCTATCTGTATTTCTTTGTTTGCCATTACTTCTTCTCCTTATATGCATAATAAGAATCACGTGAATAGAAATTAAGGATAGACTTAAAGATTGCACGGTTAGCCTCATTGAGGTACATGTTGCCTAACATCAATTCTTTCAAGTCAGCCTCAATCTGTAGTTTACGCTCTGCTTTAATATCGGTTGCATTAGATACATTCTGCAATTGTGGGTTAGTACAAAATGCAATGTATTCACGCATCATTTTAATAGCCAGATACATACGCTTGCGTGTATCAGGGTCTACATCTGTATTAGGGCTAGATATAATCTGCTCTACATTTTCCATCATTATTTGCTCGCTACCAATGTTATTACCTTGACCAATAAGGGCTGGAGTAAGCAATGGATTAGCAGCCTTGAGCGCATCACGCGCTCTTGTTGCAGCAGCAATAGTATTTGCACGTGCAACAGGGTCTGACATAGAAGATAGTTGTTCTTTTTCTAGACGAGCAATGTCATAATAACGTTGCTTATCTTCTGCTACTAACAAGTCATCATAGTATTTCTCAAGACTCTTAGACTTAACAAGTCCTGCTGCTTGAATATAGTTATATGTAGATGCGTTAAAGTCACCAGTCTGTGGTGCAAAGATATACGCAGCCTCACCATATTGCTTAATCATAGATTGATTCTTGATACCCCAACTCTTTAGTTGGTCTGTATTTTTAATAAGAACCTTTGTTTGCTTATCATCACGGGATACTGTGTAGATAAGTTTGCCTGGATATTTACCAGTAAACGTAGCCAATGCTTCTTCGTATGGGTCTTTAACTTCGCCCTTGTTAGCAGCGGAGATACCATTAAGAATATCAAAGAACTCTGAACGTAAACTAGTTAAACCAGTATCTTTAATGTAGTCTGGAACACCCTTTGTTTCCATCATAGATGGTGCAACAGGTGCTACAAGCCCAAGAAAATTACGTACTACTAATATATTGTGTGCAGATATACGGACATTCTTTAAGTAAGAAGCCTTTTCTTCTGCTGTTGAATTAGCATCAAGGAACAAACCATTTGCTGCATTGTATGCCATTGCTTGTTGCGCAGCAGTTACTTCTTGACGGTTCTTTTCATCTGTATTGATGATAGCCCACATGCGCTGTAATCCAATTGGAATAGTAGCGCGAGCAATTGTTATATTATCGCCAATGTTACCTAGCGCAAAGGTATCAATACCCTGTGCTAGTTCCTTAGATGGTGCATCAAGAGTGTCCCCAAGGAACGGAATCTTTCCTGGCACAGTGCCAAGTATGTTCATCATTCCAACCACACCAAGTCCCGCTACGGGACCAGACAATGTAGGTAAACCTGCATCTTGTGAAAAAGATGGGTTCATCATGCGTAACTTTAAAGTAAACTCACTAAATGCTGGTTGGCTATAGCCAGAGTTGCCAGTTAATGCGCGGATAGTTCCATCTGTAGCCTTAAAGATAATATTATCCATAGGCATTACTACATATGGTTCACCATTCTGGTCTTTATGAATCATTCCGCTAGCATCTAAGCCAATATTGACAAGACGCATACGGTATAGAACGCGAGGACTTACATCCTTCATGCGATATATACGGCGGTAAAAATCTTCGGTTGCACGGTAATAACGACCCACAGTACGTGCACTAAATGCAAAGTTAGAACGGATTGTAGGGTTATCAGCGTACTTAAGAATAGTATCTGCTGCTTCCCGTGTAGCAATTTCAGTAAAACGTTTCTGTGCTACTTCTTGTGCAATTTTCCACGATGAACTACCCTTTGGAATACCTGCTGTTTCCCACAAGCCACCAAGTTTTCTGTATTGCTGCTCAGCAAATTCTCTTTCTAAACCAGAATACTTCTTACGTAGTTGTGCATATGTAATCATGATTGCAGGTTGACGGAAGATACCAGTAACTTGCGCATCCATTGCTTCCATAGCCTTGTTACCGTATTTTCTAAATACAGTTTCAGCATCAAAATCATCAAAGTCAATTGCTGTGTTAATATCACCAGTAAGGCGGTAGCCGTCAGTTGCTTCTTCAAAAT